GTATACGGACGCTGTGGAAATGCTCTATGATTCCGTTCCGCTGGCACTGTCCGAGCTTATCCGTGCGGAGGCAATGGCGATTGTGAACAGAGTCCTGAAGCGTGAGCCGGAATCGAAACGCGACTTGTTTGCCTACATGGTCGAGTGGCCGGACAAGATGGATGTCAACAGATGGTATTATCTTGACGTTCAGGAGACAACGAACAGTCACGACTTTGCTCGCAAGACGAATACCCATGAGTACTGGACTGATTTTATCACGCCGCCTGATTGGACTGCATTGGAAAAGTAATACTTCCTGTTTTGCAAATTCATCGTGGAGGAGGGGCGGCTTGTCCGCCCCCTCATTCTTCCAATCAAGAGGTGATTTCGATGGACGAAGCGCAACTGACAGCATGTGTTTTCCAGAAGATGCTGGACACCGTTTTTCTGACAGAGCACAACATGGCCCGGCAGCTCGGCCTGTCCTACAAGGTGCTGCGGCGGGTCCAGACGGCGCAGCGTATGACCCAGAAGACCGCCGATGCCATGGAGCGACTGCTGCAATACTGTGTGCGCAATCAGATCCCATTGGATCGCTACCTCTCGGAATATCGTTAACAAAAAAGCGCCCCCTGTGACAGAAAATACTCTGTCACAGGGAGGGCTTTTTTCGTTATAGCAGGCCGAGACTTCGGCGCAGATAATACTGCCCGACCTCGGAAAAACGCTTTTGCAGATTGTCCGGCGTTGGCTCTTGCCCTTCCGCCAGCAGCAGCCGGAAAATGGCGGCATCCACCACGTCCATATCCAGCACAGTATGCTCGTCGGTAAACATCCGGTCGATCAAGTCCAGCAGTTCCTGCCGCGAGAAGCTGCGGCGCATATTTCGCAGGTCCTGCACGGTTAACTCAGCGGCGTTTTGTGACATGAGAGCTTCCTCCTATCCGACTGTATGCGGCAGAATGTGCCTCATAACGGAAGATTATTTTACAAAATACGGCGTTATAAGGGCGGATGTTCCGTTATAGGCTTCTGTTTCAAATCCGGGTTCTTCGGTAAAATATCTGTATAGATACTGAGGAAAACGAGGTGCGCGTATGCCCATATCCTATAAAGTCATCGGCAGGCATATCCGGGACGCACGAAAGAGCGCAGGCCTTACACAGGAGGCAGCCGCCAATCAGCTGGGCCTGTCGCCGGAGCATTACGGCAAGGTCGAGCGCGGAGAGCGCACGGTCAATCTGGAACGGCTGGTACAGATCAGCCATCTGTACGGGACGACGGTATGCGCTCTGCTGGAAGGCTTCGATACCGAAGCCGCAGCGACCGTGACCCAGCGGCCAGCGGAAATGGATGCGTTTCTGTCTGCTATGCGCCAGATCGGAAGCGGCTGCACGGAGCAAAGCCGTGCGCTCATGCTGCGCGTCTGCGCAGAGATCGCAGCCAGCGACAAAAACTGAACACTTTGGATGCCCGCTCCTCGTGAGCGGGTTTTTTCTTTCTCTACTATACCACAGATTTTCAGAAAAACGGCAAGGAAAGGATGAAAAATCTTTCACCATTTTTCAATTTTTATGCCCGCAGGGGTGACAAATTTATCACGTTCCCGAATCGCAGAATTGCTTGTAAAATAGGAATCGTCGAAACGAGAAGGGAGATAAATCTATGGAGAAGGGGCTAACGTCCTATGTGCTGAACTATCTTCTGAGTACCTGTTTTGACAGCAAAGCAGATATGGCACGACAGCTGGATATGAGCAAGCGCGCCCTGCAGCGCGTGATGAACGAGCCGCAGCTGAGTAAGGGCGGCAGCGTCGCGCTGGTCAAGGCGCTGTGCTACTGCGCTCGGCACCATGTTCCCGTGGACCCAATTCTGCGTGAGTATGCGGCGCATGATACAGACCACCAGAAAGATTTTATTTACGACCCGAGCACCATCAACCTCGCAGCGTACACCCGCTTGACTCTGCCCATGCCAGAGCATTTGACCGCAGAGGGCGCGGAGGTGTTTGCGTCCATGCTCCGCTTTCTCCAGCGGGCCTCGGCGCACATCTGCCCAAACTGCATGGCCTGGTGCAACCCATGGGACGGAACGGCGCGGTTTGCGGAAGGCAGCTGCTATCTTGCGCGGATGGCGCGGTGTATCTGCCGGGAGGTCGCCTCATTATACACAGAAAGCTGGAACAAGCTATGATTTACGAAACAGACTTATTTTCGTTCTCCTTTGTCCCAAACTGGTATTTACAGCTGGATGCGCTGGCAGAGCTGGCCCTGCCGGAGCCGTGGCGCTTCCGCAGCGGCAGCTATTCCGAGAAAAATTATGATACGCCGATCTTAGAACGATACATCCAATCTATTTTTTGCAAACAGGTCATCGACTACAATGCTGCAACTGACATGGCTGAGAAGGACCGGATCATCCTCATGCGCAACGAATACGCCTGCTTTCATACCGGCCTTTATACAAAGCGATATAAACCCATCTATGCCTGCTTCGGCAGAAATAAAAAACTGGATTCTTTATTAAAGTGGTGCTTCCGGGGCTTCGCGGATGAAAACTCTGCGCTGCTGCGCTACATTTCCCCACTGCCGGAAAAGCCTCTCTACTCAATGCCGATGCAAGGTATTCATTACATTCCAGACTGGCCGGTGCGTGTCAACGTGGAGCATATCCTCGGCGATCCGGCCAATGTCGCAAGATTGCCCACCGAACTGCAAAGCGCCCGCAATCTGCCGCTCCTTCTGGAAACAGCGGTCGAGCTGGCGCGCCGAAAAGCCATCGTCTCTCCCGGCGACGCTGTCCCGCAGATTTATCAGCAGAGGCTGCAATACCTCCTGCCGCTGTGTCTGACGGATATGGAGACGCCAGACCTTGCCATCACCCTTCGGCCCATGGACGGGTATTACATGGGATATACCTGTCTGACCTTGGAGATGGCCTATCTGAACGCACGGCTTCTGGCACGGCCCACAGCCAAATGGCTGCTGGACTTGGTGGAATAGCGATTCTGGAACGTACATAGAGAGGTCCAATCGCCCCGCGCTCTGCGGGACGTGGATATAAATATTATGGTGTGAGCCTGCTGCACGGCACTTGAGTGTCGTGCGGCGGGCTTTTTTTCGTTTTGCGGCCAGAGTGCCGCCATGCAGGCTCCCGAAAGGAGTCCGCATGAAGATCCAGTACAAATTTGCAACCGAAACCGTGACCATTGAGGTCGATGACCGTTGGGGTGAACTCCTGGTGGATCTGAACCGCCAAGAGTACAACAACGACCACAAGGAGACCCGACGCCACAGCAGTATGGATGCTCTGGCAGAACAGGGCGTCCAGTTTGCGGCGGAGCAGGACGCGCTTGCCGCGCTGTTCCAGGAGCCGAGCCGCGCAGAAATGCTCCGCGAAGCGGTCAGGACGCTGAAGCCCGCGCAGCAGAGGCTTGTGCAGGCGGTCTATTACGACGGCGTCAGCGTGAAGGACTACGCTGCGCGGGAGGGCGTTGACCCTTCGGCCATCACGCATCGGCTGCGCACCATTAAAAATAAACTCAAAAAACTTCTGTGAGACCCTCAGTTTCTTCGTTTCCCGTGGCTTATCTGTGAAGGGCAAATCAATACCGTCCTTCAGAAAGGATGAAAACGGTGAAACATGATCTGGAAGTTCGTGTCACAGGCAGACCGCAGACCGAGCGGATCGTTCGGTGCAGGATCGTCAGCCTGCGCGAAAAACTGCTGACGCGGTTATTCGGGAGGCGGGAGCAGATGATGATCCTCATTCCCGGCCCCAGCGTGGAGTCTGTGTCTATCGCCGAGACGGCAGAAGGAGGCGCGGCGCATGAGTAAATCGAAACTCCTGCTTGCTGTTGCGGAAGACCTTCGCTCCCTGGCGGACAGCGTTCAGGCTGTGCCATGCTGCAGAATGAGCCGACTGTCAATGCAGAGCCGAAGACACCTGCGCCCGCTCCCCAAAAGGAACTAACGCTGGAAGAAGGCCGGGCAGTCCTCGGTGAAAAGAGCCGAGCCGGGTTCACAGCCGAGATCCAGGCACTCCTGCAAAAGTACGGCGCTTCAAAACTCTCCGGCATCGACCCCAAGCACTATGCGGCGCTGCTCAAGGATGTGGAGGTGCTGAAAGATGCCACCTAATCGTCATGCAGTCCTCTCGGCATCCTCCTCCCACCGCTGGCTCCACTGTAATCCATCCGCAAGGTTGGAATTGGAGTTCGAGGACAGAGAAACAGAAGCCGCAGCCGAAGGCACCGCCGCTCACGCGCTGGCAGAGCACAAGCTCCGCAAAGCGCTGAAGATGCGCTCCACCCGCCCGGTCAGCAAGTACGACTCCGATGAAATGGAACTGTATACGGACGGCTACATGGAATTCGTTCTGGAAGCCATCGAGGAAGCCCGGCAGGATTGCCCGGACCCCAAGGTGCTCATTGAGCAGCGGCTGGACTTCTCCTGCTATGTGCCAGACGGTTTCGGGACCGGCGACTGTCTCATCGTGGCGGACAAGCTCCTCCACATTATTGACCTGAAATACGGCCAGGGCGTGTTGGTGAATGGCGAGGAAAATCCACAGATGATGCTGTACGCCCTCGGCGCACTCCGCATCTTCGATTGTCTCTACGACATTGAGACGGTTTCCATGACCATCTACCAGCCACGCCGGGAGAATGTCAGCACCTGGGTTATTTCCGTTGCCGACCTTCGGAACTGGGCGGAAAAGACGCTGAAACCCAAGGCAGAGCTTGCCTTCAAAGGCGAAGGCGAATACTGCCCCGGTACGTGGTGCCAGTTCTGCAAGGCGGCGGTCAAGTGCCGCGCCAGAGCCGATGCCAAGCTCCAACTTGCCAAATACGAGTTTGCCCAGCCGCCTCTGCTCTCCGATGCGGAGATCAGCGACATTCTCGGCAAGCTGGATGACCTCACCAAATGGGCAAATGAGCTCATGGCCTACGCCCAGGACGCAGCGGTCAACCACGGAAAACAGTGGCCCGGTTACAAGCTGGTGGAGAGCCGCACCAATCGCAAATACACCGACGAGGATGCCGTTGCCGCTGCCGCCCGTGCAGCCGGGTATGCCGACATCTTCAAAAAATCGCTTATCCCCATCACTGAGATGGAGAAGCTGATGGGCAAAAAGACCTTTGCCGAGGTGCTCGGCGGTCTGGTCGTCAAGCCCAAAGGAAAGCCGACGCTCGTTCCCGCATCCGACAGGCGTTCGGCTATCACGACTACGGGTGCAAAACAAGACTTTACCGACTATAAAGGAGAACTGTAATATGGCTAACAAGATGAATTCGACCAAAGTCGTGACCGGCGTTGTCCGCCTGTCCTATGCAAATGTGTGGGAACCTGCCTCCATCAACGGCAGCAACCCCAAGTATTCCGTATCCCTCATTATCCCGAAATCCGACAAGCAGACCCTCGATGCCATCAACGCCGCCGTGGACGCTGCCATCAAGGAAGGCGTCGCCAAGTTCGGCGGAAAGATCCCCAACAAGGCGGCTCTGAAGCTCCCGCTCCGTGACGGCGATACCGAGCGTGACGATGAAGCCTACAAGAACAGTTTCTTCGTAAACGCCAACAGCACCACCGCTCCCCAGATCGTGGACCGCAGCGTCCAGCCAATCCTCGACCGCTCCGAGGTGTATTCCGGCTGCTACGCCAGGGTGTCCGTCAATTTCTACGCCTTCAATTCCAACGGCAACCGCGGCATCGCCTGTGGCCTGGGCAACATTCAGAAGGTTCGTGACGGGGAACCGCTCGGCGGCAAGTCCTCTGCGGCTGACGATTTTTCGACCGATCTGGACGATGACTTCCTGTCGTGATGAAGAATCTGTCCATAGATATTGAGAGCTATAGCAGCGTAAACCTCGCCAAAAGCGGGGTTTATCGCTATGCCGAAGCCCCGGACTTCGAGGTGCTGCTTTTCGGCTACTCCGCAGACGGTGCGCCGGTGAAGGTCGTGGATCTGACTGCCGGAGAAACACTTCCCGCCGATGTCCGCTCTGCGCTGACCGACCCTGCCGTGACCAAGTGGGCGTTCAACGCACAGTTCGAGCGTGTATGCCTGTCCCGCTATCTCGGATACCCGACCGGACAATATCTCGATCCATCCTCCTGGCACTGCACGATGGTCTGGGCGGCAACGCTGGGGATTCCGCTTTCTTTGGAAGGCGTCGGTGCTGTGCTGGGTTTGGAAAAGCAGAAGCTCAAAGAAGGCAAAGACCTCATTCGGTATTTCTGCACCCCAGCAAAAACAAGAGACGGTTCGCTCATTCGACATTTTCCGACAAATGCACCGGAGAAATGGTCGCTGTTCAAAGCCTACAACCTCCGGGATGTGGAAACGGAAATGGCTATTCAGCAGAAGCTCTCCAAGCTCCCGGTCACAGAGTCAGAGTGGCGCAACTACACCCTCGATCAGCAGATCAACGACCGGGGTATCATGCTTGATCGTACTCTTGTCACCCAGGCGATCCACTGCGACGAACGCTTCAAGCGGACGCACATGGAGCAGGCCCGCTCCGTTACCGGCTTGGATAACCCCAACAGTCCGGTGCAGCTCAAAGCGTGGCTTGCCAAGAAAGGCGTGGAGGCAAATTCTCTCTCCAAAGCCGCTGTGGCAGAGATGCTCGAAAAGGCGGACGGCGAGGTTGAACTTGCCCTCTCTCTGCGGCAGGAGCTTGCCAAGAGCAGCGTCAAGAAATACACCGCCATGCAGGTGGTGGTCGGCTCAGATGACCGTGCCAGAGGGCTGATTCAATTCTATGGTGCCAACCGCACCGGCCGTTATGCCGGTCGGCTCATCCAGGTGCAGAATCTGCCCCAGAACCATCTGCCGGATCTGGACATCGCACGGGCACTGGTTCGCAGCGGCAATGCGGACGCCGTAAAAATGCTCTATGACTCTGTTCCGTTGGTGCTGTCCG